CCGTTCTTTACAGTTGTTTTCTCTGTGACTGTTTCCATTATATTTGCTTTGATTTGTAATCATTAATTGCTGATTTAATAGCATCTTCAGCTAATATTGAACAATGTATTTTAACTGGAGGTAACGATAGTTCCTCAACTATATCTGTGTTACTAATGGTACTTGCTTCAGTAATACTTTTTCCCTTAATCCACTCAGTAGCAAGGCTTGAACTAGCAATTGCAGAACCACATCCAAAGGTTTTAAACTTGGCATCTACTATCTGATCTTGCTCTACTTTGATCTGTAGTTTCATTACATCGCCACACTCTGGAGCACCCACAAGACCAGTACCGACACTAGGACTCCCAGTATCCAGACTACCAATATTCCGTGGTCTTTCATAGTGATCCAAAACTTGAGGTGAGTATGACATTAATTCATCCAGATAGGTTTATCGCTTACTTCGGTTTTTATTGAGAAACTTGTAGAGCAACCACAGGTAGATGTAGCTTTAGGATTATGAAATCTTGGTCCTGGTGCAGAAAGATCTTTTGACCAATCTATCTCAAGACCCTTTACTACTACATAACTCTTCCTATCAATAACCACAGGTAGTCCATCAATATTGAAAACAAGATCCCGATTATTAGGAGTACCAAAGTTAAGTACATACTCATATCCTGCACATCCTCCCCCTTTTACTGAGACTCTAAGTGGTGAGTTATCTAAACCTTCATCAGACCTCATTCTCTTAAAGTTTTTTTCAGCTATTGAAGTAAGAGTAATCATTATTTACTTCCGTTTTTTGTTAGCTCTTTGATTGCTTGTGTATTGGCTTCCAATGCCAGTTTAATCTGAAGAATAGCATCCGAGGATCTCTCAATCATATCCAAGAGTCTACTGTCGTGTTCTTCGTCTTTCTTCCAGAACTCTTCTCGTTCCTTTTTTGCTAGTTCACTTTGGTATCTAATGAACCAAAATGCGGCTATGATGACACAGGCTGGAATGCCTAAGTCCATTACCATTTGATATAATGTGCTTACTTCTGGCATAACTTCTGTTGCTTGTGTTGAATAGTTATAATATTGATCCGCTGGATTAGGGTGATGTCCACTCATGTCGGCTTTGGATACTTGTCTTTTACTGCTTTGACTTTAGCTTTCCACCCATCCATATCGTGATATATCTGGTCTAGCTGTTCAGGAATTGGATCATACGATTTAGCCCTTGACCTAGCATAAGCTTTTTTTTCGTACTCATCTTCTAACTCTTTTTTCTTGTCTTCAAACTGCTTTTTAGTCGGCTTTGTTTTTCCATCATCCTTAAAAACTATATCCTCGTAAGTATCACCATAAACAGCCCATCCACCAGCATCTAGTGCTTCTAAAATTTCGTATGTTCTTATCATCGTGCTATTTCAAAAATTGATATTACTTCTGGAGATGGAGTAGACCATCCAAGATAATTTGTGCCACCCGTAGAAGCATGCGCCCTCATAGAAATTTTATAAGTTTTTTCCGTCACACTATTTTCAGTCATCGTGTCTAAATGACATAGCGACACATGATTCCAATGTTGATCATCTGAAGTCAATGCAAGTCCATCTGTATACCCAGACAAGTTTGCTGTTTCAGTAAAATCAGATGCATTTTTGTAAAAGTCTAAATAAGCATATAGTTCTTGAGTAAATACATGAACATGACCTATTAAAAGTATATCTGAATTTGCTTTTAAAGGAGTAAAAGTCACAGCAGATGATACATGAGATACATCCCAAGAAGAAGAATCTACAGAAACTTGAACAGTATTTGATGCTACTTTAGTCTGAATTACATGACCAGCAGGAAAAGTCGCATTACTCCCTAACGTAATCGTAGGATTATTTTGATTAACTGTGATCTGACCATCTGATGCTATTGTCAACCCAGTATTACTGCCTGTGTTACTTTTAATAACACCAGCATTAAGCGTATTATTTCCAGAACCATCGGTACTTAAAACAGTGTTCTGGGTTCCTGTTTTGTTTTTTATAGTATCTACTTCGATAATTGAAGGCATGATTTTTTATGGCTTTGGGTATTTGTCTTTTACCAGTTTTCGCTTTGCTTGTAATGCTGTTAAATCATCGTCTAAAATTGCGTGAATACATTCTTGTAAGTCTGGGTATTCTTGTAGTCGATCACGTTGGTATTGTTTGGCATCGTAGTCAGCTTGGAGTTCAGCAATCTTGTCGTTGATTTCTTTGTCCGTTGGTTGCTTAATTTTTTCATCTCTCCACACAACCTTATTATTCTGTAATCCAAAGGTAGCGTCAGGACAAAGGGCAACAATTGCATGAAATTTATCAGTCATGTTGCTATCTCCATTAAAGTACAACTTGATATAGTTGAAAAATCATTGCCTGAGTTCCTAGAGTTTTGATTTATAAAAACTTTAGCAGTATCTGCTTCCCCATAAAAATAAGGAGCATATGTTAATACAATATCTTTAGCACTACTTGTTGTGTGAACTCCAATCATTGATGCACCCACATCAACTTGATATGTTTGGCTAGTTAAATTAACTGCCATGTGATGGAACTTATCGTTTACAGTAACGTCAACAGCTCCTCTTGGTGTTAGATCACTATAAGAACCAGAACCAATTTTAAACATAATTAAACCATAACCTAATTGACCATTAGTTTGAAAACTTACTGCACCAAAATTAAAATGAACTAAAACCTTAGAATTTGCTTTTTTAAGGGTAATCGCTGTATTTAATTGAGAATAATTCCAAGGATCGTCATTAACAACTGTAGCAGATTTCGTGTTATCTGTATTGGTGACTACTTGTAAAACACTTTTTTCAGGAATTCCTGATCCCCAAGACCAAGCACTTCCAGAATCAGAAGCTAGTACCCTAGTTCCTGTATTATCTTGTATAGAATTTACTTTTATTTCAGAACTCATGATGGTTTACTGGGCCATGTGATGTTATCTGGGTCCGTTTGTTTTGGTACGTCCCTCAATGCCTGTCGATAGGTTTTCATATCTGCACTTAATGTGTTGTCTTTTAACGCAAGGTAATCAGTTTCTGCTAACCTCCGATTGCGATCACTACGGATTCTTTTCCACTTCTCTGAGGTCTGATATGCGGTTAGTGCATCATCGTCTTTTACGATTTTAGATCCGTCCCACTTGAGGTGGTAGTGTGTTCCGTCTAGGTCTGAGACTATGTGACCACTTTGGTTGAAACTAATAGTTACATCGTTACCTTCAGAGTCTTTGTCTTGATAACTAAGGGGTGCATCGGTTTCTACTATCTCATAATCTTCACCACTGAAATCGTAGCTTTTAACTCCGTTTTCGTCTTCAGAAGTAACAGTAGCAAGCCAGGTTCCGTAAGAAGGAGTATCCAATCCTTTGGCCTCTCTCCTACATTCCCATTCTACTTCATGAATGCCTATAATTTTTGTATCTTTAATTGCAATATACATTAGTTTATTTTCCTAAGTCGCAGAATTGAGGCTGTTTTCTTTATAGTAGTATTAGTCGTAATACAAATATAATCCCCACGCTTAAGGGCGAGAGTTTCACAAAAAGACCTAGAGTCATCATTCAAATCAATTCTTAATGTTCTAATTGCTCCAGTACCCCGATTGCCTCCAGTTTGTGCATCATTTAATTTTACAAAAACATCTACATCATTGGCCCCTGCATAAGTGCCAAAATAAATTTCATAATCTCCATTTTCAAGAATTATAGCCCTATCATAACCATAAACTATTCCTTTATAATATTTGTTCGTGGCGTGGCCTGTCGTTGAACCACCTCTATGTTTCGTAAAAATGAGCATATCACTAGAATGATCTCCACTTGTATCTGCTTGAATTGTCATCGCAACTCTTGGCCCTAAGTATTTTTTACTCCTAGTGATATCATCCCATGTCTTGCCGTCAGGGCTGCAAATTAAATTCGTCTGTTCCATATTCCTGTCACCACCAACTAACTCATGAAGGTATGGGGTTTCAAAGGATTGGTAGTGTGACGAAGTGTGGATTGGGGTTACGATGTCAAAACCATTGGTATACCCAGTTTGTCCTGTAACGGCATTTGCTCCAAAATTATGAATTCCAAGAGTAAGATCGGAAGTTAGATGGGCATACGATCCGTGAGATGCTGTGTTATCTTTTGTCGCATTAGAATCATTATCAGTATCACCAATAAATAACTTAGTTCTTGTATCTGATTGATAACCTCTATGGACGTAATTAGTACCAAAAGAAGGTATTCGCATCTTAAATGAAGTGTCAGAATCAGCAGCACCAGTTATATCTATTCTAAAACCAAAAGCAGTTTCTTCATTTAACAGAAAATCTAAAGCATGATCATCAGTTTCATCATAGAATACATCTCTTGAACAACTTTGCCTTCGAGTTCCTTTACTAATTAATTCACCTCCTGCACTTGTCTGCGGAACAAAATCTGCCATCAGCATATAATCTGCGATGACTACACTATCTTCAGGGATTGGTGGTTTCTTGGGTTGGTGGAAGGTTACTTCATTTAAATATCCATAATCATTTACATTTGGAGTAAAAGCTACTCCATCAATTGTAATATCTGGATCTCCCCCATTATCATCCTGCCTATCTACCTTCAAAACATGAGATCCGTAAGGTAAATTTTGAGCGATTGTATAATTAGTTGAGTAAACATCTGAAGTTTTGCTAATTCCTGTTCCAATAAAAGTTATATAATAAACATCATTAGCATTGTCTGGACCTAAATCTTTACTTGATTTAAAAACTACATTATCCGCACTTAAACTGGTCGTGCCATCATCCATTACATAAGCGATATCATCAACAGCATTAAGCATACTCGCATCTGCCCAATTAGCCCCAAGGGTTCCTTGATTAGCACTTCCGTTTCCAAACTCTCTCCAATGAAAAGTTTTGGCTACTTCATGCAGATTGTCTTCGTTTACGTCTGTAGTGTGTGCTTCAAAAGTAGGGTAAAAAGTGTCATTAGATGCAGAAGCATTCGCCTTTGCAGTTCCGTTAGTAAGTGATGAAGAATCACCAATACTTTTTGCATTA